TGCACCACTACCGGCCGTTGATCGAAGACCCGTTCACCGGCGAGCAGGTGTCGAGCTGGCCGAGCAAGTGGAGCACGGAGTACCTGCTGTCCATCCAGCACACCCGGATGTTCCGCATGGAGATGGACAACATGCCCGCGCTGGGCGATGAAGGCATGTGGCAGGCCGAGGACTTCACCTACGTCACCGAGCCGAGCCCGACGACGCGGTGCGCGCTGTTCATCGACCCGGCGGTCACGGCCACCTCGGAGAGCGACTACACCGGTTTCGCGGTCTCGAGCTACCCGTGGCCCACCGAGGAGCAGCGGCGTAAGGGGCAGCCCGGGCAGGTTGAGGTGCTGCACGTCGAGCGGCAGCGTGTCGTCGGGCGCCGCCGCCGCGACGTGGTGATGCGGCTGCTCAACCGGTTCCCGCAGATCCGCCGCATCTGCGTGGAGGACAACCAGGGCGGCGAGCTGTGGCTGGAGGCGTTCGCCGACCTGCCGGTGCCGGTGGAGCTGCTGCACTCGAGCGAGGCGAAAGAGGTCCGGGCTGGCCACGCGCTGGACAAGTACCAGGCCCGCCCGACGCAGGTACTCCACCTCGGTCACGAGGAGCAGGGTCGGCTGGTCTCGAACTTCCCGCAGGCCGAAGGCGTGATGCAGGCGTTCCCGATGGTCGCTCACGATGACGACGTGGACGCGGTGACGCTCTCGGTCCTGTACTGGTTGAGCCCGAACGAGGTCCGCAAGCCGGGCGCCAGCAACACCGGCGACGTGCGCGAGGAGAGCTCCAGCTACGCATGACGTGCGATGATCTCGGCACATCACATCGCATTGCAGCGGAGGACCAGTGAGCGACCTCACCAAGGGCTTGGCCGAGCTGGACGAACACCGCCCGGCCTACGTGCTCGCCCACAAGATGTTCGACGGCACCGCCCGCGAGGTGGCCGCCCACGAGAGCGTCCGGGTGGCGATCGACGCCTCGGGCAAGAAGTACCGGGCCAACTTCGCCCGCAAGGCCGTGCGCGCCCGCACCAACCGGCTGCGCGTGGCCGCGATCCAGGTGGCCGACGATAAGTCCCAGGCCCGCACGAAGCGGCTCACCGACGACGTGGCGATCCCCAACGACTTCGAGAACGAGATCCCGCGGTTCATCGAGAAGGTCTGCGAGTACGGCGACGCCTACCTGCTGCGCTGGCCGTCCGCCGACGGGGCTATCAACGCGGACGGAACGGCGACTGCGGTGGACGTGTTCGTGCGCGACCCGATCACCATGCGGGCGATCTACGACGAACAGCATGGCCGCAAGATCAAGTTCGTGATCGACGCCTGGGTGACCGGCGATGGCGACGAGGAGCGGCTGCGGGTCAACCTCTACTACGACGACCGCGTGGAGCGGTACGTCTCGATCGAGAAGCTCAAGGAGACCGGCGCGCGCTGGGACGACTCGATGTTCGAGCCGTACGTTCCTGACCAGGAAGAACGCGAGCAGGGCGAGGACGCCTCGCACGTGATCACCTACGATCACGGCCTGCCGATTGAGCACGGCCGGACCGGGCGCCCCTACGGCCGGCCGGTGCACAAGGACGCCTACGGCCCGCAGAACGCCATCACCAAGATCATGGCCACCCACCTCGCGGGGATCGACTGGCACGGGTGGCCGTGGCGCTACCAGCTGGCCGAGCCGAACACCCGCGGCGCCGACCTCGCGGACTGGGGCGACGGCGAGGACCGGCAGGCTCCAGGCAAGGTGGGCGGACCGCGCACTAGCTCGAAGACCTCGAGCGCGCCGGGCACGATGAACAAACTGTCCAACGTCCGGGCGGTGGGGCAGCTGGAGGGCAGCCCGGCCGCGGTGTTCCTCGAACCGCTGCTCCAGTACATCCGCGTGCTCGGGGAGACCACCGACACGCCGATGAACGTCATGGACCCCACCGGGCAGGTGGAGAGCGGGCAGTCCCGGATGGCCCGGCTGGACGACCTGCTCTCCGACGTCGAGAGCCTCAAAAACCAGCTCGCCGGCCCGATCGGGGCGATCTGCGAGGGCGCGATGGCCATGCTCGGGGAGCCCGACGTGCAGGTGGCCGTCACGTGGGCGCCGTCGGCCAAGGTCACCGACACCGAGGGCTGGGAGGCGGTCAAGGCCAAGCAGGACGCCGGCGTGCCCGAGCGGGTGACCCTGATCGAGGCGGGCTACCTGCCGGACCAGGTAGACGAGTGGATGCAGACCCTGGACGGCAAGCTGGCCGTGCTGGACCGCATCGCCGCCACCGGCACGGCACTCGGGCAGGCCGTGCAGATGATGGGCCTGCCGGCCGAGACCGCGTCCGCGCTCTTTGGCGCGTACGTGCTCGCGGTGGTCAACGGCGAAGATCCGGCGGAGGTGGAGCTGCCCGAGATCCTGCCGCCCGCTGCACCGCCCGCGCCGCCGGAGCCCCCGGCGTGACCGCCCCGCAGCCGCAGGAGCCCTGGGCGGCGCAAGAGGCGGCCGCGCTAGGCGTCGGCGAGATGCTCCTCATGCAGCAGCTCACGCAGCAGTTGCTCGCCAAGCTCACCCGGCTTTGGGTCGCGCTCTACGGCAGCGTGACCGTGCTACCTTCGGACGTCGCTGCCCCCACGCGGAAGCCGGTAAGCGGACGCGGGGTAGCTCCCGAGCAGCGCCAGTCGCTCACTGGGGGCGGCGGCATCAACTTTCCCCAGGTGTGGACGGACGCTGTGGACAACGGCGTCCAGTCGATCATCGACGCGATGGACGCCGCCGCCGACGCCGTGCAGCGCGAGGTGCCCGCCGCCGACACCGCGAGCGCCAAGGCGTTCCGGATCGAGCGCGTCCGCCGGGCCGTGGCCCCGAGCGCGGTGGCCAAGCGGGGCTTTGCGAGCGTGCAGGAGGCGCTCGCCCAGCCCGCCCGGCTGGAGAGCGACGTCCGCGGCGTGGTGACCGGCGAGCTGGTGCTGGACCACACCGACACCGTGCGGGACCAGGCCGCTCAGCTCGGAGACGAGTGGGTCACGATCTGGATTCCCGAGCGCGACGCCTGCGTGCGCTGCCTGGCCTACGCCGGGCTCTGGGTCACCCCGGCCAACGCCCAGCTGTTCCCCGGCGGCCGGACGTGGGGCCCGCGGTGGAAGTCCGTGATCAGTCGCCCGGACTTCCGCGGGCCCGGGTGGCGCGAGACCGAGCACGGGACGTTCGAGGGGAGTCACCCGCACTGTCGGTGCGAGCTGCGGTTGGTGAAGCGGACGAACGTGCACAACATGGCCACCGCGCTCAAGCGCGAGGCCGCACGGTCGGCGGCCAAGGGATGGGCTCGGCCCACCGAGGGCGACACCGTCCGGGTGGCGGCGGCCAAGCACGTGCTCACCAGCGCGGCGACGCTGCCCAAGAGCGTGGTGGCCGAGACGCACCGGAGGCTGCGCAGCCCGAAGACGTTCCCGCGCGCTGTACCATCTCCGAGCAGGTAGAACGATCAGTGGAGGCCACCATGACGAACACGCTCGTGCACCCGTGGATGATCCATCCGCGCACCGGTGCGCCGCTCGAAGCACTCGGCTACCGCGCGGATGGTCGCCCGATCTGGCCGATCATGGGCGCGTCGGAGGATGACCCCGAGGGCGATCCCGAAGGTGACCCGGACGATGACCCCGAGGGCGACCCCGAGGACGACCCGGACGACGACCCCGAGGACGACCCGGACGCCGGCAAGTCGCCGGAGGACCTGCGGGCCGAGCTGAGGGCGCTGCGGGCGTCCAAAGCGAAGCTGCTGCGTGAGGCCAAGAACCGCACCAAGGGCAAGCCCAAGGACGAAGACAAGGACGGCAAGGGCCTCACCCGCGAGGACTTCGAGGCGATGCAGGAAGAGACCCGCGCCGCCGCCCGCGCAGAGCTGATGCCGGCCCTGATCCGGACGTCCGCCCGGGGCACGCTGGAGAGTCTCGGCATGGTGTTCCCGAAGGAGCCCGAGGCCGCCAAGGCCAAGCTCACGCGCGTGCTCAAGCTCGCCGACACTGAGGACCTGGAGCTGGACGACGACGGCGAGGTGGCCGGCCTGGAGCACGTGCTGCGGCAGGTGAAGAAGATCGCTCCCGAGCTGTTCCGCGGGAAGACGCCGCCGCGCGTCGGCAACGCCGCGGGCAACGGCCGGCCGAACAGCAAGCCGAAGACGGCCACCGAGCTTCAGGCGGCCGCGCTCTTCGGCGGCGGGGATGACGACGAGTGATACGCTGGCCGGGCGTAGGACTCCCCTGACCGGTGAGACGTGATGGGAGTGCTCAGGCCCGGCCACTGCGCAGCGCCCACAGGCCGGGTTCAGTTTGGGACTAGGCCGGTTGCGACGCCCCCGTCACCTCGCGTGGCGGGGGCGCTTGCGTTGTGTGGTTATGATCTGCTTAGGCGTGCTACCAGTGGAGCCGCCCCCGTCCGCGGCACCAGTGGGTCCGGACTTCCCCAGTAGACGCGAGACCAGGGAGGCCCGGCGATGGCCGGTTCCGTCAACCCGGGTAGCTGGATCATCGAGGACTACGCCTCGGGCCTGATCACCCGGTTCCAGAACGTCAGCGCGTGGGAGGCGGCCTCGGGCCGTACCGAGACCATGCGCGTCGACTCCAAGCAGATCGCCATCTCCGCCGACGCGAGCGTGGAGGTCACCCAGAAGGGCGCGACCTACAACCTCGACACCGGCGGCGGCACCACCGTGCAGCTGGACGCCGCGAAGCTCACGCACGCCTCCAGCTACGACGAAGAGGACCGCTCGGACGCCGCGGCGTGGCAGGACATCACCCAGAACAAAAAGGTGATGGCCACCAACAACCTCGCGCTGCTCTACGACAACGGCGCGCTGGCCGTCACCGGCGCCCAGGTCATCGGCTCGAAGACGCAGCCCTACGAGTCGGCCTACCACGCGCTCGCGAACTACAACGGCGGCTCGAACATCGTCACGCTCTCCGCCGCGGCGTTCGCGACGAACAGCAAGGCCCTCAACGACGCGCTCTCGAACGCCACCGACCTCTACGAGGACTCCCCGTGGGCCTCGGAGGACCAGGTGTGGATCATGTCCACGGCGTTCAAGAAGTACCTCCGCACGATGGACGCCACCGGTAAGAACGGCGTGAACTGGTACGTTCCGCCGACCGGCGGCGAGCCGCGCGACGTGCGCGCCGGCAAGCAGCCGATTCTCCGCGGTGAGATCGGCGGCGTGGCGACGTACTTCACCCGCGCCGCCCGCCTC